ATATCAAAAATAATACCAGCATCACAACAAATTTTAGATATAGATGCGTTTGTTTCGTATATGGGTGTAAATCAATTAATGATGCTAGGATATGATGAAACAAATCTCGTTAGTGCCATGAAAGAAAAAGAAATCTTGGTTTCTAAAGGTACCCTGATAACAAAAAATGATTTTAAAGTTTTACAATAAATAAGTTTAAATGAAAAATATTATAAATGTTGTTTTGCGAACATGACAATGAAAACACTCGCGTACCATGCAAGTAAAAAAAAGACTTATCGTTTTATTGCAATGATTTTGAAAATTTATTGAAAGAAAACAGTTGACATTATCCTTCAAATTGTTTATACTGATTCTATAAAGTAAATAAACAAGAGAGCAGAACATGAAAACTTTCACTAAACTTGCGTTAGTTACAAATGCAATTGTAGTTGCAGGTATGTCTTACCTGTATGTTAATAATACCAACACCGAAAAAGCACATATTCAAGAAATTGTTGATATTTCTGCAGAAGTTTCAAAGCAAATGGAACGAGTTAAAAGTGCCCATTGTCTTTCAATGAATATCTATCACGAAGCACGTAATGATGGCATTACAGGTCAACGTGCTGTGGCTTGGGCCACAATAAATAGAGTTGCTTCAGACAAATATCCTGATACTATCTGTGATGTAGTTTATCAGGCAGAATTTAATGAGAATGGAATCCCATTTAAGAACAAATGTCAGTTCAGCTGGTTTTGCGATGGTAAAAGTGATGAAATTCAAGATCAGGCTGCGTGGCGAGTAGCAGAACGTATCGCAGAAGAAGTAATGAACGCGCACGGCAAGGAAACAGATCCTACGAACGGATCTATCATGTATCATGCTCACTACGTTACTCCTTATTGGGCAGCATCTTACGAAAAGCAAGTTCGTATTGACTCTCATATCTTTTATAACTGAGGTAAAATGCAACGGAAATATCTAATCTTTCTTGACATTGACGGCGTGTTCACATCACACCGGGTTCATACAGCACATAATGCTTATGAAGCTGCAATGTGGCAGCGGTTCGATCCTGTTGCTGTTGACTTCATGAACTATATCCATGATACATACCCTGTAGAGTTTGTTCTTATGTCAACATGGAAGAATGGACTTCGAAACGATGATCCAATGGTAGAACATTGGGTTCGTTCTGCATTTGCAAATTCTGGTTTTCGTGGATTATTTGCTTCACCTTGGAAGACTGATCCAGATGGATTTGCATCAGTCAAAAAGTGGGATCGGGGCAACGAAGTTAAAGACTATCTCGAAAACTTCGGAACTGATGTAGAAGACTTCATCTTGTTTGATGATAACCGGTATCGGTTCAAAGAAATCTTAGGCAAACAAAGACTTGTATGGACAGATGCAAATGACGGTCTTCTTCATAAACACATGCTGAATGCAAAGAGTCTGATGGGCAATTGGGAGAAAAAGAATGGCTAAATTTACATTTGTTTTTTCATCTATGAACTCTGGTAAAACACTCGCCCTTCTGACCAAAAACTTTATGTTGCGTGAGAAGGGCTATCGTACATTGCTCATTAAACCTGCAATGGATGATCGAACCGCAACTATCTCAAGTCGAATTGGTCTTGAAGCAGAGTGTATGCTGATCAATCCGGCTGACATGATGTCTGAAATCATCAAGAAGAATTATGAATATCTTCTGATAGATGAAGCGCAATTCCTTACAAAAGAACAAGTCTGGGATCTATCTGATCTGGTCGACTATTACAACATCAATGTTATCTGTTATGGATTAAAACTTACTTGGAAGGGTGATCTATTTGATGGAAGCAAAGCACTAATGGAACTTGCCGACGAGCTTCAACAAATGGATTCAATCTGTAAGGAAACAGGTAATCCTGCGTTGTTTCATCACAAACTAGGTGGTTCAGATGCAGCAGTAGAAACTGGCTATGAAGATCTTTATGATACTGTTTCGAGACGAGTTTGGAAGAAAAAGAATAGAAAATGATTATTACATTGTTGTTTATCTAAAGCTAATTTAGAATCAGTATTATTTTATGGATGATAATCCAATTATACCATACTCGTAGATGTTGTCAACTACTTTTATTAGTTTTTGGCAACATTTTTTTGTTTACATTTCATTATGAATAGTTTATACTGATTCTATAAGGTAGAAAAGGAAATAAAAATGAGCCGTAAGAACGAAGACGGAATATATGTGAACTATGAACGTTTCGACTGTGACCGATACTGTTTCGAAGGAACCGCTGAAAGTGTAAAAGCTTATATAGACACTATGGTGGAAGCCGCCAAAGCTAAAGGCATGGTCGGTGAAGGTCGTTTTGACTTTGATGTGGGCCGCGGCTATTATGGTGACGATTATGAACTGAGTGTGACTTATGGGTTTGATCGAGTGGAGACTGAAAAAGAAAAAGCTACTCGTGAAAAAGCTGAAGCCAAACGGAAAGAAGCTGCCGCTGCTAAACGCAAGGCTACTGTCGAAGCGAAGAAGTTGAAAGCTGATGCCGAGTATGCTGAGTTTTTACGGTTGAAAGAAAAGTTCGAGGTACTGAATAAATAATTCTTTTATAGGAGGAAGTTATGAAGACTAAACGAAAAGAACTACCTAAGGAACGAAATCCTTTCGTTCAGCACCTTATTAGTAAAAAGCAAGGTGCTCACGGCAAAACAAAGAAAGCCGTGCGCCGCGATGAAAAAGCTCAACTTCGTAAAGAATGTTTTGGTCGAGTGGCTGCTTAACAGCCGTTTTACCAAAACATTCTGGTTGACATATCCTGCTGAATGGTTTATACTGATTCTATAAAATGGAAAGGAACTAAATTATGACTACTCTCAATGGCGGCTTCTCTACTGCACGCGGCGACACTGTTGCTCCTGAAGATCGTGCTCTGATTGACGAATTCATCCGCAACAAGGGTGTTCAAACAATTCAACCTGCAGGTGCTGATGGTAATGAAGCAACTCGCGGTACAAAAGAACGTATTGCTGTTGCTCGACGTGAATTCCGTAAAGCGCAAAAACAAAAGAATAAGTAAGAGAACCTGATGTCAAAAGAACAATTTAAAATTTCTTTTTGATTCTTCCGAGAGAGTATCCATCTGGTATACTCTCTCCTTTCTTTATACGAAGGTTGCTAGTTCCGTTATTGATCCAGACTGATCCTCTTGTTGGATTATTCTCTTTCATCCATAAAGAATGTTTATCTCTCACAGTCAATCCATTTTCATCCTTTTCTGTTGAAAGCTTTGCGTTCACTTTAGCTTGCCTACCAAGCCACTCTTCTCTATTTTCGCTGATATACTTTTTTCTTCCTTCAGAAATTCGCTTCGCATTTTCGGGCTTTTTAGAAGGATTATTATCGCCGAAAATTTTCTGAGATACAAGATCATAAACACCGTTCAGTTTTTTAGTTTCTACTGACTTTTTACTTCTAATTTTGTTTAGTTCTAGATTTTTGTTTATCGCTTTTTCATAAGAAATTTGATATACATTTTTTCCGTCTGTTATTTTCTCACACATAGTTTTAGCTGCTTTCTGACCACCTTTTTGGTATGAAGTAATTCCGTTTTTGTCTGGAATCTTTCTCCATTCTGGATCGTAAGCAAGGAATGCGTCGTTGTTGTGCATATTGAAAAATTTGTCATTTCGTTTTGCATCAACTTTTTGCAGAAAACGTGTTTCATAATCATACGCTTTAGATGCAGTTTCAAATTTTCTTATCTTGCAAACTCTAAAAGCGCCAACACCCTTTTCTTCAACTATAGCCTGAATATGTTTTGAAGACGTTATGTATCCACCTTCTTGCATGAGGGTGTTTGGGTTTGCTTGTTTACTGTATTTGCTGCCAGCGTAATATTTGCCAGTTTCAATTTCTTGGATGATATAGAAATATGGTGTATAAATAGGCATGAGCTGTGTTTCCTTTTATTAGGTGTTTCAACATAGAGTAAGTGGGATGGCCGTCCGCGACTTACATTGTTATTTATAACAAGAGGAATCTTGAATGGATTGGAATGTACTTTCTCAAAATGAAAAGCAAAAATATTTGGATAGAGCAAAAGATGCGATAGAAAAAGGATTCTATGTTGGCTACTCTTTAGAAGAGTTAGCAAAAGTCATATACAAAGCTCATGAAAGAATCAGTTGACATTTCTTTGTCAGTGATATAGATTGTAATTATAGAAATGTGTCAAAGGAAGAATGATGGCTGAAGTATTTCAAATTCTTACACCGCGCGATCATATTAGACTCAGAATTGGTATGTACATGGGGTCGGCCGCTCGAGAAGAGGTCGACCGTTTTGTACTTGGAAAATGGAAGACTGCAGTCTATGTTCCTGCTCTCTCCAAGATGATTGATGAGATCCTCGACAACTCTATCGACGAAGCAATTCGCACCAATTTTCAACACGCCAACAAGATTGATGTTTCCATTGACGGAAACTGGGTCATGGTTACTGATAACGGTCGTGGTATTCCACAGGAAGAAATCTTTGACTCAGTCACTCAAGAGAATATCCTTCGTCCTGTTGCTGCTTGGACTCGAGTGAATGCAGGTACATCGTTCGATAACGAGCGAGTTACAATCGGTACCAACGGTGTTGGTTCTTCGGCAACTAACTTCCTTTCGACTGAGTTTGTTGGTCGTACCTGGCAAAATGGTAACCTACTTGAAGTCGTTTGTACTGAAGGTGGTCTGAAAACCAAAGTCAAGCACAAATCGCGTGCAGGTTCTGGAACTGAAGTATCCTTCAAACCAGACTTTAGTCTGTTTGAAGTCGATTCAATTCAAGATCTCGACACTATTCAATTGGTCGAAGATCGCCTCATCAGCCTTCAAATGGCTTTCCCAGAAATCACATTTTCGTTTAACAAGAAGCGGATCCAAGTCCGTGACATGAAGCGCTATGCGGAAATGTTCTCGGAAGAAGGTGCTTCGGTTATTATCGAGAAATCTGATAATCTATCGTTCTTCTTTGCATCATCTAATGACGGCTTCCGTACCAATAGTTTCATCAACGGTGTGAATACTCGTCAGGGTGGGACATATGTTGAATATGTAGTCAACAACGTTGTTGATGAAGTTCTAACACTCATCAAGAAAAAGCACAAGATCGAGGTTTCCAAGAGTGTTATCAAGAATGGTCTGACGTTCGTTTTGTTTGCAAAGAATTTTGTTAATCCAAAATTTGATAGTCAGACCAAGGAACGTCTAACCAATCCGCTTTCGAATATCAAGGAACATCATGAAACTACTGATGTTCACGACTTCAAACATATCGCAAAGCGGATCTTTGCATCAACTGATATTATTGAGCCGATCATTGATGCACAGCTTGCCAAAAAGACGGCAGATGAACGTCGTGACGCAATCGTTGCTCAAAAGAAACTTAAAAAGGTTAAGGTTGCCAAACACATTTCGGCAAATAGCGAAGATGCTCTTCTTGCTCTTGTCGAAGGTGACTCTGCTATGGGTTTCCTATTGAAAGTTCGTGATGCTTCAAAGCTTGGTGCATATCCGCTCCGCGGCGTGATCATGAATACTTGGGATATGAAACCATCAGAAGTTCTCAAGAACAAGGAATTGAGTGAGCTAGTTGCAATCCTTGGGCTTGATATTAATGATCCGAACAGTGTCGACAATATGACCTATCGTGGTGTAGCAACATTGACTGATGCTGACCATGACGGTGCTGGTCATATTTCGCCATTGATCGTGGCATTCTTTTACAAATTCTGGCCTCGACTCTTGACTGAAAAGCGAATTCATATCACTCGGTCTCCGATTATGATCTCGACAAACGGTAAAGATGTTAAATGGTTCTTTACATACGAAGATGCAACAGAGTTTAAATCTAACTGCAAAGGTTACACTCACCGTTATATCAAAGGTCTTGGATCATTGACCGAATCTGAATATGATCGTGTTATCAATGATCCAGTC